GAACATCCAGAATGGCTAGCAGATAAGAAGTTTGACCATCGTTGTGCAATCGGTGGATTACCGGAGTTCTTTAGACATGACTCTAAAGACTTTCCTCGTGAGACATATCTTATTGCAGACCCAGAAAGAAGACAAATGTGGCGCAGTCTATTTGATTCGTGGGATAAAAAAGTCATAGGAATTACCACACATGGTGGCGGTAAAAGAACCAATGAAAAAGGTCGCAAACTTACAAAAGATGATATACAATCATTATTGAGTCGTGATGACTTAATTTTAATTTCATTAGATTACGTGGTCGATGAGAAGATAGATGGGGTGAAGTATTTTCCATTTGCTACGCAATCATCTGATTACGATGACACCGCAGCATTAATCGCTGAATTAGATGCCGTTATAGGCGTTAATACGACCGCACAGCACTGTTCTGCTGCATTGGGTGTTAAGACTATCTGTTTAGTGCCTAAATGGCATCAATGGCGCTATGCACAGCCTAGTATGCCTTGGTATCGTAGTATGTCGTTAAAGTATCAAGATAACAAAACATGGAAAGAAGTCATTGAGTCAGTTAATATCTGAAGAATATAGGGAAATGCAGGCTAAACTGCATGAGAACCCTAACTATGGGATTGCATCAACCTACTTTGCTCCTATTGTAGATGATATTATTACGCAGTTCAAAATAACAGACTTACTAGACTATGGTGCGGGTAAGTTAAGACTACGAGACAGCATTAAATCAGAGGTTAATTACACAGCGTATGAGCCTAGTAATCCTGATTATGATGATGACCCTGAACCATGCGAATTTGTAACTTGTATAGACGTTCTAGAGCATATAGAACCAGAGTTACTAGATAATGTATTAGACGACTTACAACGAGTCGTTATTAAATATGGACTATTTACTATTCATACCGGTCCAGCAGTAAAAACACTTCCAGATGGCAGAAATGCACATCTAATACAACAACCATATACCTGGTGGCAACCTAAAATCAAAGAACGATTTGAAATTGTAAGACAAGTTGCTATGGATAATGGTTACATTGTATTCGTAAAACACAAATAAGGATTCCTAAATGGCATTTACTAACTATACGAGCTTTGTCTCGACAGTAGAGAATTATCTTGCTCGTTCAGACTTAACATCTGTTATCCCTGACTTTATAGAGCTAGCACAAGAACGTCTATCAAGAGATTTAAGAGTGCAAGAGATGTTAAAGGTAGCTACTGCTGATACAGTTGGAGGCGATAAGAATATATCATTTCCTGCTGACTTTTTAGAGTTAAGAGAAATACACATACAAGGCAATCCTGTTTACACACTAGATTTTCAAACACCAGATAAATTCTTCAGAAATGGTAAAACAAGTGAATCAGGTGTACCCACACACTTTACGATGTTAGGTGCTGAATTTCAATTTGCACCAGTTCCAGATGGAACACAAACAGTACAAATACTCTATTATGCTAAACCTACCTTTATTAGTGCATCAACAGCAAGTAATGTGTATTTAGCGTATTTCCCTGATGCTTTACTCTATGCAACTCTAGCAGAAGCACAACCATATCTAATGTCAGATGAAAGAATCGCAGTATGGTCGTCTATGTATGATAGAGCAATCGCAAATATTAGAGAAAACGATAAGGGAGCAACATTCTCTAGTGCAACATTAAACGTAACAACTTCATAAGGAACTATTATGGCAGAATTTAGTAATTTTTTAGAGAACGCATTAATTAATGCTACTTTAAGAGCAACGACATATACATCACCAGCAACAGTGTATGTATCTTTATACACAACAGACCCAACAGATGCTGATTCTGGCACAGAAGTATCAGGTGGTTCATATGCAAGAACAGCAGTAACAATGGGTGCTCCATCTAATGGTGTATCTACAAACTCTGCTGATGTCACATTCCCAACAGCAACTGGTTCATGGGGGACTGTCACTCACATAGGAATACATGATGCTTTAACTAGTGGTAACTTATTATTCCATACAGCACTCGACACATCCAAAACAATCGATTCTGGTGACATCTTTAAAATAACAACTGGAAACTTATCAGTTACATTAGCGTAAGGATAAATAATGGCATTAGTCGTTAAAGATAGGGTTCAGGAAGTAACCACGACTACAGGCACAGGTACAGTTACCCTTGCAGGTGCAGTTTCTGGTTTTCAAGACTTTAGTGCAATCGGTGATGGTAATACTTGTTATTATGCAATTACTTCTGGCACTGATTGGGAAGTTGGTATAGGAACTTACACATCATCAGGCACAACTTTATCTCGTGACACCATACTAGAATCTAGCAATAGTGGCAGTGCTATTACCCTATCAGGAACATCTAATGTATTTGTAACATACCCTGCTGAAAAGTCTGTAGATATTGAAACAGCACAAACATTAACTAATAAAACTATTAGTGGTGCTAATAATACATTAAGTAATATTGGTAATAGCAGCCTAACTAACTCTAGCATTACTATCAATGGAACAGCTACATCACTAGGTGACTCTATATCAGTAGGTGTTGTATGGCAATCTGTGCAGACATCTTCATTTACTGCTGTTGCAGGACAAGCATATCCAGTAAATACTACATCAGGTGCTATAACAGTTACTCTGCCTGCAAGTCCAAGTGCAGGTCAGTTAATTACTATTACGGATTATGCTGGTACATTTAACACAAATAATTGCACACTTAATCCAAACGGCAATAAAATTCAATCAAGTATTTCTAATCAAATATTGTCAACAAATAGTCAGTCTGTTGGGTTGGTATATATTGACAGCACTCAAGGATGGCTTGTTTATGATGGATTTTTAACCAGCCCTATTAAAAGAGAATATCAAGTCGATTATTTAGTAGTCGCTGGCGGTGGTGGCGGTGGTGGCAATCTATCAGGCGGTTCATCTGGAGGCGGTGGCGGTGCAGGTGGATATAGAGCTAGCAATCTTTTATTACAACCAGGGACTTCATACACTATCACAGTTGGCAGTGGCGGTTCTGCTGGTAATACTGGTGTTAATGGTGGAAACGGGTCTAATTCAGTCTTTTCGACTATAACTTCTACTGGTGGTGGTGGAGGAGGTGGAATTACTGGCGGTGCTGCTTTAAGTGGCGGTTCTGGTGGTGGCGGTAATATTTTTAGCGTTGGAGGAGGTTCTGGAACTACAGGACAAGGAAATGATGGAGGTAGTGCAGCATCAAATAATTTAGATGCTGGAGGTGGCGGTGGAGCTGGTGCAGTAGGTGGAAACGCCTCATCTGGAGTTGGTGGAAACGGAGGAAATGGCTCTGCTTCTTCAATTACTGGCAGTTCTGTAACTCGTGCAGGTGGTGGTGGAGGTGGTTCTTATTTAGGAACTAAAGGTACTGGAGGTACAGGTGGCGGTGGAAATGGAGCTGTATCTGGAACTCCTGCTACTGCTGGTGCTGCAAATACTGGCGGTGGTGGCGGTGGTGGTGCTAGAACAAGTGGTGGTTCTGGAGTCGCATCAGCCGCTGGTGGTTCTGGTGTTGTTATTTTGTCTATACCTACAGGATACTATTCAGGCGTTACAACAGGAAGTCCAACTGTTACTACATCAGGTGGCAACACCATTTTGACTTATAATTCTTCAGGAACTTACACGGCTTAAGGATTTAATATGACAAATTTTGCTAAAGTTTTAGATGGGAAAGTGACGCAAGTGATTGTTGCCGAACCTGAATTTTTTAATACTTTTGTAGATTCTTATCCTGGTCAATGGATTCAAACTTCTTATAACACTCGTGGCGGAATTTACTACAATTCACAAACAGGTGAGCCTGATGCTGACCAATCTAAAGCGTTTAGAAAGAACTATGCTGGGATAGGATATACATACGACAATAATAGAGATGCGTTTATTCCTCCTAAAGTATACAACTCTTGGGTATTAAATGAATTTTCTTGTTTATGGGAAGCTCCAGTACCATGTCCAGATGATGGAAAAGAATATATCTGGGATGAATCAACTTTATCATGGGTAGAAATTCAAGAAAAGGTTAAATAATGTTTGGATTTTCTGCATTTTCTCAAACACCTTATAGTTCTTTATCTTATGTTTCTGAAGTATTATTTGGTGAAGCAAGTGTTACTGCTAACGCTACAGTTATATCAACTGCTGTAAGATTACGCACTTCTGATGCAGACATATCATCTACTGCTACAATAACATCTGATGCAATATTAATACTGAATGGTATTGGTAATATAAACGCATCTAGTGCAGTGACCATAGATGCTACAAGATTGCGTACATCACCTGCTATCATAAATGGCACAGCAAGTGCATCTATTACCTACTTACGAATCAGAACTAATAGTGGTGCTATTGCAGGTTACGCATTATTTGATGCAGAAGGATTCTCTCTAGCAGTTGCAAGTGGTTCTATATTCTCTAATGTTAGTGTTACTGCTAATGGATTTAGTGAAGCATACGCAAGTGCAAGTATAGATGGTGATGCTACTGTATCATGTTTAGGTGGTTTAATAGTAGATGCAGATGGCTCTATCAACGCAACAGCATTAGCAGAATGTTTAGCAAATGCTACATTTAGTGGTGATGCAATTATAAACTCTAATGGAACAATAACTGCATTAGGGACAATATTAGGTGAAGAATGGACTGACACACCATTTGGAAGTGAATCATGGGTAATTGCATCTACTAGTACTGAATCATGGGTAGAACAAACAGCAGGCAGTGAATCATGGACAAATATAACAGCAGTCGCAGAAGTTTGGTCAGACGTATCGGCTGGAAACGAAAATTGGTTAAGGCAAGGTTAATTTAAGGAAAAAATATGGCAAAAAACAAGATTAGTGAATATTCCTCAACCGCAGCAAATAATACTGATGTAGCAAACATTAATATAGCGGAAAGTTGTAGCCCAAGTAATATTAACAATGCTATTCGTGCTGTGATGAGTCATCTTAAAAACTTTCAAGATGGTTCTAGTGGTGATTCTCTTACTATTGGGGGAGCATTAGCTTCTTCTGGAACATTAACTCAATCTGGTACATTAAATGTTACAGGTGGATTTCAGTTAGGCGGAAGTGCTGGAACATCTGGTCAAGTAATTGTATCTCAAGGTTCAGGAACACCAGTGTGGGGTAGTGGTTTTCCAAGTGGTGGTATTATTATGTGGTCTGGTACGATTGCTACTATCCCTAGTGGTTGGTATTTATGTGATGGTTCTAATGGCACTCCTGATTTACGCAATCGATTTATTATTGGTGCAAATGCAGATGATGGTGGAGCATCTAAAACTAATGTAACAGGAACTGCTACACAATCAGGTGGTAGTAAAGATGCTATTGTGGTAAGCCATACTCACTCTGCAACAGTAACAGACCCTGGTCACTCACATTTTGTTGGGATTTCAGAATACAGTTCTGGTTCTGGTAGAGGTGGCTTTGGAACATACAATCAGTCAACAACAACATCACCTCAAACAACAGGAATTTCTGTTGCTGTTAGCACAACAGGCTCAAGTGGAACTAACGCTAACTTGCCTCCTTACTTTGCATTAGCATTTATTCAAAAGGCGTAATGAATGGCAACTCAACGAATCATATTTGATGAATGGTTGCCTGACCAGCCATCTGTATCTAAATCAGTTAGAAAAGCATTAAATGTAGTGCCTGTATTAAATGGATATACATATCTTAATAGTGCTGCTAACTATTCAGCTGCTGCATCAGAAAACCTAAACAACGTATTTGCAGGTAAGTTTGGTGGAACTGTAACTGTGTTTGCAGGTGGACCAACTAAACTATTCAAACTAGATAATACTGATTTAACATTAGACGATGTATCTAGTGGTACATACTCTGGTGACGGACGTTGGCAGTTTGTGCAGTTTGGTCAAAATATGTTAGCAACCAATGGCACACAACGCATACAACGATGGACATTAGGTAGCTCTACTGCGTTTTACGAATCATCTACATTTGTATCAGGTACATATAGCCGTAGTGGTACAACTGTGACTGCAACCATTACAGCACATGGATTAACTGCTGGTGCTACATACGAAGTCGATATTACAAGTGGTGATGGCACAGATGGTGAGTATGTTATCTCTGTCACAGATGCTAATACCATTACTTACACAGATACTAACTCCGGTACGACTTCAGGCAATATTCGTGTATTAACATCTATTGCACCTATTGCTAAACATATCACTATCATTCGTGATTTTGTAGTTGGTGCATATATTGGAGCAGGCACATATCCTAACAGAGTTCAATGGTCTGACGTGAATTTGCCTAATTATTGGAATAGTGAAGGTGCATCTTTAGCTGATTTTCAGGACATTGAAGATGGTGGCGACATAACTGGTATCACTGGTGGTGAATTTGGTGTTATCTTATTAGAAAATGCCATAGTCCGAATGACATTCGTTGGTAGCCCAAATATATTCCAATTTGACGTAATTGCAAGAGGTGTAGGCTGTATTGAAGGTGGTTCAGTCACACAATATGCAGGGGTTACTTATTTCTTAGGTGCTGACGGCTTTTATGCTTGTGATGGACAACAAGTTATTCGTATTGGTGCAGAGAAAGTAAACCGTTATTTCTTTAACAATGCTAACATTGGTGATATTGATTCTATTTCAGCTTCTATTGACCCTGAGCGTAACGTAGTGATGTGGGATTATGCTAACGTATCTGGTGGACGTTCATTGATTATTTACAACTATCAAACACAAAAATGGTCAGAAGCAGAAACAGACGTAGACTTTCTATCTACACTATCATCAACAGGTGCAACATTAGACGGACTAGATAGTGCTTATGATGTTACCGCAGGTTCATTTGTTATTGGTCAGTATTACACTATCAGAACAGTAGGCACAACAGACTTTACTTTGATTGGTGCAGTAGCTAATACAGTCGGTGTATTATTCCAGGCAACAGGTGTTGGAACAGGTGATGGCGTTGCTATTGACCAAGCCGCAGCTACAGCAGGGTTAGCTTCACTCGATGCTTTATCTGCCTCACTCGATGACCGAATCTGGAAAGGTGGTAAGTTCTTATTTGGTGGTGTTCGTGATGATAGAATTATTGTATTTACAGGCACAAGACAAACAGCTACATTAACGACAAACGATTTAGAGTTTGGTTATAACACTCTAGTTACTCTTGTTAGACCATCTGTAGACAATGGTAGTGCAGATGTGCAAATAGCATCAAGACGTGAACTCAATGACACAGTAACATTTTCATCAGCCGTATCAGCAGATGCAGAAGGACGTGTAGGTTTACGCAGTCATGGTCGTTATCATAGAGTATCAGTCACACCAACAGGTGCTAACTGGACATTAGCCATAGGATTAGATTTAGACGTTAATCAAGCAGGAAATAGGTAATGGCACGTTCCGATATGTATAGAAAGCTACCTTGGCGAGGTGGCAATCCTAGAGAAGTTTCAGAAGTAGTTAATAACCTTGTAGAAGGCAAGTCTAACAATACAGGTACAATTACTTTAAATACAGGTGCTGCTACATCAACAACTATAAATGATGAGCGTATTGGTCGTAACTCTGTCATATTATTAATGGCAACAAATGAAGCTAGTGCATCTACAGGGTATCAGTTACCACATGGATT